AAGGGTAATCTGACTTCGGACGGAGTTCAATGGAGTACAGAAAAGACTACTTCTACTGATGACTATGAAACAGTGGAGGAGGTTAGTGTTAACCCACCGCAATTGGGGGCCATTACTGAGTTTGAGTTCGGACTTACCTGTGCGGTAAAGTCCAGCGGTGCTAGCGAATCAGTCCTTTTCAAGTGGCAGGCACGGAACCAGGGGGGAACTTGGGTTGACCTTCATGGTGAGGTGACTTACTCGGCTGATGCCTCAGCCTATAACGAATATACCTACAGTGGTCGTTTCAAGCCGGTAGCTAACTTCAATGCCGTGCCGTTTGACATTCGGCTTCAAATCAAGTCAGGTGCGGCTGGTGGTGAGAATGCCGTCGGTAAGACCAAGAACTCAAGCTATGTCAGGGTAATCTATTCTGCTTCGTGAGGTGGTTAATGGACTTTATCTTTGACCCTAGTTTGGTGCTTTATTTGCCGCTTTATAAGTTAGATGGTGCTTCTTTCATGTCAAAGGACAAGCACGGGCATCTATGCACTGTGACCGGTGCGTTGTGGCGACCTAATGGGCATTGCTTTGATGGTACGGATGATAACATTGACTGCGGTAGCGCTACATCACTAGATGACGTTAACCCCAAAACAGTTATAGCTTGGATTTATCCTGAAGGCTGGGGTGAAAATAATAAGGGTTATGTTATCGCCAAAAGTGGTTTCTGGAATTTCTTTTTGCTTAATAGTGCGAGTGAAGAGTCCCTTAGCTGGTGGCGAGGTCATGCCACAACAAATGGTGATTGGCGGATACCCACCAGCTCTATATCATTGAATACATGGCAACATCTAGCTCTCACCTATGATGACTCCAACAATGCTAACGACCCCGCCATCTACATCAATGCAGTAAGCCAAACCATAACTGAGATAACTACGCCTAGTGGGGCTGCTACCTCCGATGCTGCTGAAACAATATATGTTGGCAATGCTTCTAATGGTGATAGGACTTGGGATGGTCTTGTTGGCGAACTCTTGTTTTACAATCGTGCTTTATCCCCATTAGAAATCCTGCACAACTATCTAACTACTAAGGGGAGGTATAGATGAAATATAGAGTGAGACTTGATTTGTCCTTTGAGAGCCAAGCTGATGCTCAGTCTTTGATGGCCTATGCCAAGGACCTATCTGAGAAGGCAATCAGCATCAGCGAGGGCGAGGTTAATGAGGAGATTTCCTTCTGTGATTTTGAGATTTGCGGCCACGATGAGGGCTTGCCTTGTGAGAAGCTGGAGAGGGTAGAGGTTAGAAAACTGTGATTAAGGGGGCGAGGTAGATATGAATCTGACCGAGATGAGAACCATAGTCAGGCGCGACCTCCATGACGAGGACGCTGAAAACTACCGTTGGACTAATGATGAGCTCGACCGGCATATTACCCATGCTGTTAAGGACTTCTCAGAGGCCATCCCCTGTGAGCAGAAGGCAGTTAAAGCTACTACCTCGGGCTCCAGGGAGATTGACATATCCACCATAACCGACCGCATTATGGTCGGAGCTGTCGAGTACCCGGTAGATACGTTTCCCAAGAGATACCAGCGCTTTAGCCTGTGGGCGGATACTCTGACCCTTCTTGGTGATGAGGTTCCTGATGGCTCTAATGCACACATCTACTATGGTAAGCTACATACCCTTGATGCCAGTAGCTCCACCATCCCTGCTGTGTATGAGGACTTAATCGCTGCCGGTGCCGGTGGCTATGCTGCTGTCGAGTGGGCAGTATATGCCATCAACCGGGTCAATGTCGGCGGTACCCCGACTCCTGGGGAGTTTCTTGCCTGGGGCAGAGAAAAATTAGACTACTTCAGGCGGGAGCTAAACAGGTTGGGAAGGAGAAACCGGGTTAGAATCCGCTCTCTCTATAGACCCTATTATCCAGTAGTGTCCAAATCAACTGACTACGGCCCTTCATAAGTGGGGCGTCTAAGAGGGGCGGAGCCCCTCTTTAGGAAACACTTCCCCCTCATGCAAGGAATACATATCCATATCATGGAGAGGGGGACAAAGGGGGTGAGGTAGATATGGTCATAAAAGAAGGACTGGCTAAGACCAAAGAGGGCTTGCCTAAGGAGGCGTTTGCTATCGTCGGAGATCCAGAAGACCCTGATACCTGGAAGCTACCTCATCACAAGAGGAGCATCTTTAGAGCCCTGCGGGGGAAGCTTGATATTGAGAAAACGGTTGACTGGGAGCGAATGCCGGCTGCTGTAGCTGCCCTGTCACCGGGAGGTTACCGAGGGCAGAGGGTAGATGCCAGTCCAGAGCAAATTCTTCAGGCGGCTAAACACTTGGCGGCTCACTGCCGCCAGGCAGATAAGCCATTACCCGATATTCTGGCAGCTTTGGTATGAAAAGGTGGAGCGATGAGAAGCCTAACATCAACATTGCTGGCTGCTCAGAAAGAGGCTAGCCGTATCCCTTACGTTAAGGTGGAGGCCAAGAATAAGATTGCTGATGTGGTTAGACTTGACTGGACAAGGCTTTATACCGGCAGCGAGGATGATTACTTTCACGCTGTGACTATGCCCGGCGATGGTTCACTTGTCAGAGCCAGGATAACCCTGCCTGTCGATGGCAGGAAGCTCTATAGACAGAGGGTAGCTAATCCCGGTCCTTCGTCGGATTTCAGCACCTGGACCTATACCAACCAGTACAATTGTGTCGTGGTGGCGGCTGCTTCTCAGGGGGCTGAGGTCTCTATTTTCTGGATAAACTCCAGTAGGGAAATCCGGCGCATAAAGAGTACAGACTACGGTGCTAGTTGGGGCAGCCCTGAGCTTATTGACTATTCTCCCACGACTGCCATCTATGGCCTGGCTGCCGCCTATAAGCCTAACGGCGATTTGGCTATCTTCTTTGCTGACCAGGCGACGCTCTATGTTAAGAAGCGCGTCGGTAGTAGCTGGCAGTCTAAGGCTGCCTGGGACAAGACCACCGGTGACCTCTCAGGCGTAGCCGCCGTCTATGATGCCGACGGGAATCTCTTTGTTACCGGTAAGGATTCGGCAGACAATTATAAGCTGTGGAGCTTGATATACGGCGATGGTGGCGATGTAGCCTCCGGCACCTGGTCAGCACTTAAGGAGGTCGCCTCAGCTCCCTCGGATGGTAACTTTGAATATTGCAGGGCGTTTATGGACAAGCCGGATGTCTACAGGTGCTTCTATGTCGAGAAGTTCACTGGCACCGAAGCCTATAACCGTCCCTTCTGGTCTCACTCTGTCCCGGATGCCGAGTTTCTGGACAACCTGTGGCGTGAGCCAGTCCCGTTTAACCTGTCAAGCGAGTATGGTATGGCTATTGCTCACCACGGTGATTATTGCTGGCTATCTACCCCCTATGGTGTGTGGCGAGCTGATCTAACGGAGGAGAGCATCGATTTAACCGCCGATGTCCTATCCCTGAGGCAGGAGACTAGTGAGAGCCAGGGAAGGCTGACTGTTGAACTCAGGAACGATGACGGAGGTTATGCCTCACTACCGTCGCCGCTTGATACTGGCTGCCAGCTAGAGGTCAGCCCTGGCTATGTTACCTCTCAGGGAAACGAGGTAAGCTCAGGGCAGACCTTTTCCTTGGAAGCCTACGAGCACACCAGCTCAGGGGGTAAGGCTAGTCTTTTTCTCTATGTTCTGGATGGATGGGGGCAGATAAGTGCCTGGAGAGCCAGGCACCAGTTCCGGTGGAATAAGGCCTCCAGCGAGATGAGCGTTAAGCAAATCCTTGAGTTCATTCTGGCCAGAGCTGGCCTGAAGCTTGAGGTGAAATCCCAATCATCCGTTATAACTGGCTACTACCCTGATTTCGCCATCCACCCGGATAACCAGGGTGATATGGTCATCAGGAAATTGCTATCCTTTGTCCCTGACGTGCTGTTTGTTGAGGGTAATAAAGCCTATGTGGTAAACCCCCAGTCCTCGGATAGCTCGGTCTATTCCTACGGTCAAGCTCATTCCATATTTGACGGTAGATACCGGGAGGGGGCTTGGGAACTTAATCGAGTCCAGGTCGAAGGCTACGACCCCGTAGAGGAGGAGAAGATAGTCAAGGAGACCTTTACTTGGAGCCAGATTGACAAGCTCTACGATAGGCTGAACCAGCTGGAGGATAGGAATATAGATACCGTGGCCAAGGCTGAACAGAGAGGGGAGGCTTATTTGAGGGAAGCCGCGATAGAGTCGGCCAGTGGCACTATTCAAATCCCGGTTAATTGCGGTCAGCAGTTATATGATGTCATCGACATAACCGACAGCCGGGCCGGGCTCAGTGCTGACAAGAAGAGGGTGCTAGGGCTAACCTTGATTTATGATCCTGGTCGCAGCCAATATGAACAACGGCTGTCACTGGGGGCAGTATGAGAATCGAGCAGAAGGAGGCGTAGGGGTGAAATGAGCGTGAGGAAAGGGATGCTGAAGAGTTTCAACTCTGGTGACTATACAGCTACTGTTCGACTGGCTGGTAGCTATAAGGTTTATCTGGAAGAGGTTACTGTGGCTAGAAACATCCCCTCGGCTGAGATGGTGACGGGCAGGAAGGTGGCGGTTGTCTTCTTTGATGAACACAATGCCAAAGAGGCGGTGGTGGTAGCTGTTTATACCTAGAGAGTTAGTCTATGAACTCAAATACCTTTACCCTGGCAGTCCCCTTCTTGCAGACGACTGCCATCTATTAACGGTAAGGCAAATAGTACTCAAACTCGCTATCAGCTGCCTTCTTTGCN